CCCTACTTCTTTGTAGATGTTACCGCTTCCGAAGTTAACCCTTATTGGCAATATAATGAAGAGTCGGTATTAGAGGCGAGGTTCGATAGTAACACTAGTTGGAAGATTGGTTCTAACTTAGTTATATCCGTACCTTACTATACTCCTTTCGGAAACTATACTTCGAACGGACTACCTTTACCGGCAGGGTGGACAGACGTTAATCTAACTCAATACGAGGGTGAAGTAATTAATATTGCACAACCTACAGGTATTCGTTTCTCAAAAAAGAATGGTCAGTTGACATCAAGAAGATACTTAGGACCTTTTATTCCAGAAATGATTAATGATACTATTACTGTTTATATGAGGGTTTTATGGGATGCAGGTGAAAACTCGGTACTAAAAGATAACTACGAAGCAAAATTTATTGTAGAATAGTTGCTTCTTTGAAAAAATTTATATATCTTAAAGATATGTTATATGAATATATATAAAATATAATATTATTAATATATAGATATATAAATATATAATAAATATAACGATATAAAATATTAAAAAGGTAAATTTTATGCTTTCAGCAGAACAAATACAAAAAAATTGGGAAAAACATCTTAAGATTGTTGATACTTACATTGGTGATCGTAAAGATTCCATAAAAGAACTATTCACCCACATGGAGGAGAACTATGTAATGGCTCCAGCTAGTGGTAGAAAATGGTATCACAATGCATTCCCAGGTGGATACGTTGACCATGTCAATAGAGTAGTGGAATATGCGGTAAAGCAGTCCAGGTTATACAAAGAAATGGGTGGAGAAATTGACTTTACAGAAGAGGAGCTTGTATTTGCCGCACTTTTCCACGATTTAGGTAAGCTTGGTGATGGAGATTCACCTAACTATATACCTCAGACTGATAAATGGCGACAAGATAAGCTATCAGAAATGTATACTTACAACCCAGACTTAGATTTTATGCTTATTCCCGACAGATCTTTGTTTATACTGCAGAAATTTGGTATAAAAGTGTCTAAAAATGAGTTTTTAGGTATAAGATTACATGATGGAGTGTTTGATAAAGCTAATGAAGCGTACTTTTTCAGTAATATGGAGTCTTCTAGGCAGAAAACCTCTATTATATCAGTATTACACACAGCTGACTTTTTAGCTTCTAAAGTTGAGTACGATATGTGGAAAAGAAATGGGGGTACTACTATACCTAAAACACAAAAAACAAAATCTACTACAGGCAAACGAGTAAATTCCTCAGAAGGCCTTAGTAATATGTTAAAAAAACTATAATATGGCAGATTTTTTCTCATTATATAACGTAATAGTTTCCATTTTAGTTGGAATATTGTTACTTTTTATCTATATTTTAAGAAACCTACTTATAAAAGTAGAAAAGTACGAAGATGTTACCGTTGATCAAACAGGATATCTTCAAAGAATCTCAGATTTAATTAGAGATTCGAAAATGCACCTAAGAAAGCTAGACGAAAAAGGGGTCTTTCAGAGCGATGACGAGGTCGGTTATTTTTTTGATAAATTAAAAGAAATACAAAGCGAGCTCGATAAATACATGCTCCCCGAAAATTATGGCAAGGAAGAAGGCAAAAGCTAACTACTTCACAAAAGAAACAGAAGACTACATAGTAAAATACAACACTTCAACAGATTCAGAGTATAGAAATAGAATCTTTACAGAACATATTTACTTACCTTTCTACAAGTTAGCAGAGAATATTATACATACATTTAAGTTTTACTACACCGACGTAGAAAAAATAGAAGATCTCAAACATGAGATCGTTTCTGTTTTATTAGAGGAGAAGATTATGAAGTTTGATCCTACTAATGGTGCTAAAGCTTATTCGTATTTTGGAACAATCGTTAAGAGGTGGTTAATTAACTACAATAATAAGAACTATAAAAAACTAAAACAAATAGGCTCCTGGGATGACGTAGCAGATGGCTATGTACCTGATACTGGAGCACTAGATCATGATAGTGGTATTACTTTAGCCCAGTTTATTGATAGGTGGGTACAATCAGTATATGAGATTTTAGATGAAATGTTTAAAAAAGAACATGAAAAGCAAATAGCTGATGCAGTTCTTACATTATTTAGAACTAGAAATGATCTAGAAATATTTAAAAAGAAAGCTCTCTATATCTACATAAGAGAGATGACAGATTGTGATACACCTAACTTAACCAGAGTAATTACTAAACTTAAATTAAACTTTAAAGATAAGTATCAAGACCTTTATGATCAAGGATTAATATCAAATAAAGTGTTATAATCTATTTATATAAAAATATATTAGACTATGAGTTTAGATAAAGAAATATTTAACGGTAAAACTCTATCTGATCTCTTTGGAGAAATTTATGATAATTCTAAAGAGACTAAAGGTCAAGTAAAAGCTTTAATTGGTGAATTAAAACCTCTTATAGAAAACATTGGCGATGCAACTCTCATTGTACCTATGATTAAGGAATACATGGAGATAGGAGTAAAGAACGATGAGCATTTAATTAAGTTAGCTACAGTAGTTCAAAGATTAGAAGCAATTGCAGCTAAAGGAGAAGGAGGAGAATTTGATTTCTCTGACTTACAAGATCTATTAGACGAGCAAGAACAATTAGATCAAGAGATAGAAGAAGTACCTGATAAAATAGAAAAAGAAGAATCAGAAGATAATGTTTAAATCTTTCGGCAATACCGGCGGCAGCGGTGGCGGAGGGAGCTCTGTACAAAGAGGACCACAATTCGGAAGAGTAGTAGATGTTGTTCAAGATAGTTTTCATCCTGAGTATGATAACTTCGGCGGCTCTAACGCTCTTTATGGTCTATTTTATAGAGATATACTCAACCCTGTAAAAGAAGATGGTGAAACCCCTCTAAGGTTTGCCTATGCAGGTATTTCTGAATTTAAAAAGATTCCCTTAAAAAACGAGATAGTTAGATTAGAACAGTTACCATCTGATGAAAGAGATGTAGATGCTGGTGCTAAAAAGACTTACTGGACTGCTATAGTAGGAGTCTGGAACTCACCCCACCATAATGCATACCCAGATACTAAACAAGCTGGAGAAGGTGCATCCGTCGATTTAGGAGAAGATTTCGAAGAAAAAGATAATGTTCCACCTATTCAAGCATTCCCAGGAGATGTTATAATGGAAAGTAGATTCGGTACTACTATAAGATTTGGAGGATCTAAGTTTGATAGTAATGAATTTACAGACGGCAGTAACGATGGTGAGCCATATGCTATAATATCTAATGGCTGGAAAGAACCTGAAGACGGAGTAACACCCGTTGTAGAGGATATAAATGAAGATCCTAATTCTATATATTTAGGAGCTGATCATAAATTTGAATTAACTCAAGCTAACGATAAAAGAGATGCTTGGGACTCTGAACCAGAAAAAGCTGATGCTTACAAAGGTAACCAAATACTACTTAACGGAGGTAGATTATTCTTTAACGCTAAAGAAGAAGGTATATTTTTATCTGCCGTAGAAGGAATTGGATTAAATGGTAAAGTTGTAGGTATTGATGGAGAAGATTACGTAGCTTTAGATGCTACTAAAGTTTATCTAGGTACAGATGCATTTAAGGAGATAGAACCAGTACTATTGGGTCAAACGTCTATCGACTGGTTGGATGATTTTATTTCTCAATTCGAGACTCTCTGTAAGAGTATCGCTACATCACCACCAGCACCTCCTGCCTACGTTGCTAAACAAATTGCAACGGCTAGCTCAATAGTACCGGTTATACCTCAACTTAAGAGTTTGTTAAAACAATTATTATCTAAAAAAGTATTTACTGAATAATGCCTTACGTTAATATACCCGATTCTGGATTACATGGAGCAATTGCTAAAATAGTTGGTAAGATGCAAGGTAGTGTTATGGCTAAAGTAATAAGCAATTCAACTAATATTACTAATTCACTAAATCGAAAAGGCTGCCCTACTGGAGCAGAAACTAAAAGATTAAGAAATAAACTTAACCAGAATACAACTGCATTACAAAAAGTATCAAGTAGGATATCCAAGTTTAAAGCTATACCAGGTAAATTAAAACCACCATTAGGAGGATTAAAAGCAGCACTAAAAATTATCTTGACCCTTCCTATACCTCAAGGTGTTGGTATTCCACCAGGACCTGCCGGAGGTTTAATATTAGGTCTACCGATCAATATTACAACTAAGTATGCTGATACTATGCACCTA